TAAAATATGTGCGTCACTTGTAACTGCCGCATAGACTAAACCATCAGCCCTTAATTGTGTTCCAGCATTAGTTCCGACTGCTTCTGTTGCAGTCAAACCCACCAAAACATTTTCTGAACTATCAATCGTGAGTGCTGTGGCGTTACCATTGTCGTCGATGCCTTGCGAGGTGAACGCACCTTGAACCGTGAGGCTAGAAGCAAACGTCGTGGCATCCGCTATCTCAGCCGGAGGTACAGTCGTCATGACCGCCGGTCCTAGATGAACAACATAAACGTTATTTGTTCCTGATGGAGGCGCTGACGTAAATGTAAGCGTGGTTCCCGATACAGAGTACGCGACCGTCGGGTCTTGTATAACGTTCTCTACTACGACCCTGACGTCGTTTGTTACGGTCGGCAATGACATTGTAAAGGCGGTCGTTGAACCGTTGCCACTAAAGCTATCCTTTACTGTATTTGTATATGCTTCCGCAGGTACATTACCAAGTGTGGCCATTAGGTGATCTCCAGTATACTCATTACTACGTCAACAGAACTTGCAGTGTTCGAACTTACCTTAACACTATGTGTCGCTTCTAGCACTACTTTTTGATCTCCGCCAACAATAACTATTGAACCGCCACTTGGAACAGGGGCGTCTTTAATTAAATGTGTGTCGTTCGACCCATCATTTACCACCGCTGTAATCAAAACCTGCGAGGCGGTAACGTTTGATACCGTCAATCCGATAACCGTTGTAGCCGTTGATGAAGGAACCGTGTAACTGCCTACCGAGGTAAGCGAAGTGCCTATAGTTCTTGAAAGTTTATTTTTAAACGTATTTGCCATTGTCTATCCTATCCAAGTGCGATCGCTAGGGCCACCGCTGTACCAGCAGGGTCTACTTCTAAATTTGTTTGTGCGGCCGCAACGGTAGAAGCACCTGTGCCTCCATCTGCAACTGCTAAATCAGTTATACCAGAAATTACGCCGCCTGTAATGTTTACTGACGACATTGCTAAATTAGCAGTGAAATCAAATACCGCGGCTCCGGAACCCGCACCATTTGTGTAAATTAGTTTTGTATCCCCGTTGGCTACAGTAACGTTTGCCCCTGATCCCTGTGAGAATATCGCTGATTGACCCGAGTTGTTGTAAACCATGTAGGTTTTTTGAGCATCGTTAGGTGCAACAGTAATAGTGTTTGTTCCCGAAGGTGATCCACCTAGAACCAGAACCTTATACATACCGTCTGACAAAGTACCATCGGTGGTTGTAAGAGTGTGTGTCGTACCAGAAAGAGTTATGGTACCGACCCCCGTAAGAACTCGATCTACAATTTGTAAGTTAAGGTTGGTTGTGTCACCCCACGCACCCGACTGCTCGCCCGTTGCGATAAGCTCTATGCCGTTTGCTGTTGTATATGTACTTGGCATGTTTTTCTCCTACGCCGCTATTTCCGTCCATCCCGGAGTTTGAGACGGTTCTATTTCATCCCATCCCGGGGTTTGTGACGGTGCGATACCGTTCCAGTTCGGGCTCTGGTTTGGATCAACTTGGCTCCAAACAAAAACTTCGCCTAGTTCGGTTGTAGCAGATACCCCCGTCACAGAGGTATTCGCTTCGGCAATTACTGTTACAGTACCAACATTTCCGGTACTTTCCAACCCTGTAACTGGAACAATGACTCGAATGCCGACTTCGACGTCACCTAGACCCCCTGTAGCTTCAACACCAGAAGGTATTATAAGGGCGTTTGAGCTAACTTCTACAGTACCTAATGCACTTGTTGCTGAAACACCCGTGGGTAAAACAACAGCGTCGGCTAGAACTGTAACAGTCCCCAAAGAGCCCGTGGATGCAATACCCGTCGCGGGAACTACGGCTTCAGCTACAACCTCTACAGAGCCTGTCGATCCGGTTGACGTAACGCCCGTAACATCAACATCGGCGTTAGCCGAGACCACCACCGAACCAACAGAGGTGGTTCCTTCTACACCCGTAGGTGAAACATTGGCTTTTGCAACTATTGTAGTTGTGCCAATCTGACCGGTGCCTGCAACAGTTGTTGGTAAAACAACCGCGTCGGCAGTAACTGCGACAGACCCTACTGAACCGGTAGCAGTTTCACCTGTGACAGCAACATTAGCCTCGGCCGCAACAACAACGGAGCCAATTCCACCTGCCGCCGCAATTCCCGTTACAGGTATATTGGCTTCAGCCGCAACAACAACGGAGCCGACCGCACCAGTAGCGGCCTCTCCCGTTACAACAACCGGGATAGCTTGATCCCAAGGACCTTGGGACCATGTACCTCTTCCCCATCCGGTTATTGCGGCCATAAGGAGTTACCTCTTAGGCTATACGGATAATGGCGTTGCTTGCGTCCGCAGTTGGAAACTGAATAGTAAAGTCACCATTAGTGGATGTTTTATCTGCACCAAAGTCCAATATTGCAACAGCATCTGTTGTACCAGTGCCACCACCTGTTTGAGTGTTGTAGATCATTGCGCCACGTGCTGTGATTGTCGATGAAGAGAAAGTCAAATCATTGAAATCAGTAAACGCCGTTGTACCCGAGCTAGTCGGAGTAACGTTTGTTAACGCACCGCCGCCCGCACTATATCCCGTACCCGAAGCTTCATTCGAGGTTGAATAATCGGTTGTTGTAGCACTTAGAGTAGCACTACTTGTAAACAGAGCAAGCTTCATTGCGTCTGCTCCGTTTGTAAAATCGTGTTTTCCTTCAAGTAATTCTGTCTTGAAAGACGTACACATTGCTTGTGTGATCGCCATTTTAAAGTCTCCTTATTGCGTCAGCCAGTTCAGGGTGCCCTGCTTCTCGTAGGGCATTATACACAGTTGTTCTGTCGCTACGAATAGCTTCTCGCATATAAAACGCAACGACTTTCTCCATGTGTCTTTGAAACGCTTTGGCCTGATCTCGTATAACGGGATGAGTTCCGTCAGACACGCTAATCAGCTTTTCAACACAGCGTTCCGCAACTTCGTCCGAGGTAAATCCTCTGTTTTCAGTGGTTTTTACTACTAAAACAGGGTCCTCCGGGATGTTTATATCTATTTTAAACATTATTGCTTCTCTCTTATTACTTTTCCAACGCGGTATTCTTGCGTGGTTTCTTTGGCTTCACCTAACATTTTTAGACCCATCAAAGACTCTTGAAAACGCTTGTCATAAGTAGCCATTATGTCTTGCTCACCCTTCATAAATAAGTAGGCTTCTATCAGACTACCGTATAAGAGCGCTAATTCTCCATTTGTACTCAACCAAGTCGTCCCACTGCCCGCACCGGCTGTTAAACTGGTAGGTCTATACAAATAATGAAGTTCTACAGTCAAATTAGACGGGGGCGTGGGTGCAACAATGAAGTTATCCACATCAAATTGTGCATAATACTGAGGGGAACCCGTTGTGGCCGCATTTGGATTGTAACTTTGAACAAAACTAACGTCTTTAAACTCTACAAACACTTTGTTGCTACTTCCATCTGTAAAACTTAGAGAAAAAGGGGCAAGAAAATCGCTTGGGCAGTTGAGATAGGCATTATTTGCAGTTAAAGTCGCTGTTTGGTTTCTGCGAAACAGGTCTAACTGTATGTTTTTTAGTATGCGCTCTTCAGAAGCCCTAATAAATAAAGGCAGATTGTTCACAAAAGAAGTTTCTGTGTTTTCTGTATAATCCTGAATAGCTTGTTTAAGCTGATCGTATGTAAAACTCATGTGATTACCACCGTGACGGAGCCAAGTTGCCCAAATGCAGATACTGGCCGGTTATTAGGTTGTTGTACGGTAGGAACTCCTACCGTAATTACTAAAGGTTCTATACGATCAGGGCGGGCATCTTTTAAAGCCTCTGGGTCTACGACCTTTCGAAAAGGGCCTAGTTGAGGTTGTTTAGCTTCAAACTCATCTTTTCCTACAAGCAAACCGTTCCATTCTTTGCGCATATCTTTATAGCGGTATCGAAATCCCGACCTATCTGATATTGCGTATGAATTTTTACCGGATGCAAATTTAGACATTAGCCCATCCTATAAACATGTGAAGGTGCAACATTGAAAGAAGATCGATCTCTGTCTTCACTTGCGGCTCGTTCAAACTCTTCTTCGTAAACCGCTTTTAACATTTGCACACGATTTGGAGCGCGTTTTAAAGCAAGATAGTATGCTAACCCCGCGGCTAAACACGGATAAAAGCGAAAAGGCAAGTCCATGGTATTGGTGTAAACATCAGCATCGTCCATACGTGTTAACGCATCGTAGTAAACGACGTCGGTATTGTTGTCCGGGACCGGCCAAAGATTTAGGACAGGGGTGATCTGACGATCCAAAAAGAATTGGTTTGCCCGCCCTTGCGTGGTTTTGTTTGGAATGCTCAAAAAACCATCCCGACTTAATCGCGCCAAAGAGTAATCTGTGCCGTTACGTCGAATTACAACGGAAAGAATGTCAATAACATCCGCACCAAGATCGTATGTTCCGTCAGCAACCGCCATGGTTACTGTTCTTTGTTTTATTGTCCATTGATTAAGACCTCGGTTGGCCCAGTCTGCAAGCAACAGATTGAGCGAACGCTTTG